TATCGGAAGTACCCCTTCCGCTACGTCGGCACCACCTACTCGGCTACCGCGACGTATGCGGTCGACGACCAGATCTACTTCACGGACACCGCGGGCAACGGCAACTACTACAAGTGCGTGGTCGCCACCACGGCTGGGCAGAGCCCCAGTACGACGCCAGCCAGCTGGTCCCTGATCCCGCTCTACACCCCGTTCCTGCAGTACTGCATCTACCGGACGTTCGCCGATTGGCTGCTTTCGGATGGACAACAAGACAAGGCTACGGGAATGCTTGGGCTTGCGGAGGCCAAGCTGGCCGATGCGGTCGAGAATCAGGAGCGCCAGATGGGCGACGTGCTTCCGACCAAGTTCCAGACTCACGTCACTTCCCGAACCTTCTAAATCACCATGAGCCAATACATCCTTCCCGACGGCAGTATCGGAGGTTTGCCTTACCCCTACCCCACTCAGTCTCTTACGCCTAGTACCACCGCCATGGGTATTTCCTACCGCGTGCCGATGGAGCGTCCGCCGGCCCCCCCTCCCCCTTCTTTCTCGCCGGCCGTTGGCAATAGGCTTAGCATGTTGGAACAGGAAGGATATTTTGATGGGACAGATGAAGAAAGAGATAATGTCATCGCTTCGCTGATGGCCATGTACCGTCCGCAGACGTACCTTCCGCCGGCTTACGCTCAGAACATGGGTGGGATGCCGTCTGCCCCCAATTACTATTTCCCGGCGGAGATCCCGCGCGGGTCTCCGGGTGGTCCGATCTCCGGCCCCCCGCCGATGCCCGCGCCAATCCCGTACCCTCCGAGCGTTAACCCTGCGGCTTTTCGATCTGGCAAAATTGCAAACATTGAGCCGGAGCCGGAAGAGTAAGCCCCAGCACGCCCCACCTTTAATCCCTTACGGCCATGATGAATATCAACAACGTATACCCCCGCCCGTCGCGCTCGCTTGGCGCCCCGGTGGCGGATCAACGCCTGACGGTTGCGGGTACGGCGGTGCAGTTCTCCGCGCTGAACGAGCGCACGGACATGGTCTGGATCGACATTCAGGGTGGCGACGTGTACGTCACGTTCGACGATTCCACGCCCACCTCGACCAACGGCCACAAGCTGTACGACAAGGAGCACTACTGGTGGAGCTATGCGGCGGCCACGTCGATGAAGCTGATCCAATCCACCACGGCTGTCAGCGTACACCTGAGCGAGTTCCAAGCGTAACGACCGATGAATCGGTATCGGTCATACGGCGAACGCGATGACCAGCCGCAGGTCGTCGGGGACGGCGCCTTCAAGGGCGTCGACGAGTACAACGGCATCGAGAACATCGCCGAAGGCGAGGTTCAGCAGGCGGTCAACATGGACTTCACCTCGCAGGACGCGGTAACCCGAGGGGGGTTCGTGGTTTGGCCGACGATGTATCTTAATAGCAACCCGGTAGCAATAGTTGATTCGTTTCAACAACCCCTTACAGATTTTAACCCCGTCATTGCTTTTGGGAATGGATATTATGTATGCATGGTAATTGATAGTGGTAGTTATAAATTCTATAAAAGTTACGACCTAAGATCGTATACCCTTTTACCAACTACTTTTTCGACCACTACGTTTACGATTAATTCGTTTACGTTTTCGACCTCGACATCAGCTTTTTATGGTAGCGCCCCTAGCCACTTCATAATCGTAGGGAAGAACAACTCAACCTCGGTTGGTGTTTCGTACTATTCCCCAGATGCAGAAACTTGGTCACTATCTACTACCTATCCTTCTGGTATCGGGAGCTTTACTCAAGCAGCCCCTCTAGAAATTGCTGCGGGGTGGTTAATGGCTTCAGGATCTTCCCCACGAGCTGGAACTACCTATAACGACTATTACTATTTATATTCCCAAAGTTCTGGGCTATCGTGGAATAAAATCTCTACTACTTCACTTGGGGAAATTAAACAGGTAGCATCATTTAAGGGTGTAATTGTAGCTTCAGTTTACCTATACAACACTTCAAGTGCTACGGAGTTTAACTGGTCGAGTTACTTAGCATATTACACCGGGTCTTTTGGTGGGGTAAGCGGAGATGGGGATTGGACGGCCTGCAACATACCAGTAAAAACGGGTGTTTCTCCGGATACCCCACCCCCAATAGCTAAATTAAGTATTGGTAATGGGGACATACTATTTTGCACGTTTGATACGGACGATGGCGTTGAGCGTATTGGTACAGAGATGTACCGCTCATATGACGGTATAAACTGGGAGTTTGTAAATAGCATACCAACCCCATTTATAGACCGGTTATCCGATATAAAATATAACATTATATATTTTAATGGGTTTTATATTATTCCGTTTCTAGTCGGCTTTCAAGAGTTTTATTCCACGCTCTATGGAGACTATCTTGTAAGCAGGATTGTGCCTATTGGTTCTTTATTATCTCCGTACGACCCAAATAAAGCCATCATTGGCGTCCAGCTAGTTAACGGTAGATTGATTGCTACTCGGGGTGCAGGTACAGTTAGCTATCCGTATAAAATAGCCGAAATAGTAGATTCAGTATCTGTATATGCTTCAATGGTGTACACCGACCCTAATACACCGGGGAGCCAGTTAGTCGCATTAGTAGGATCAGATGCGGTAACATTTTACTCAGATAAAAATTTAATACGGAGGGTAGAGATTAACGGACAGCTCGTAAGGGTTAAATCCACCATCGTTCAGTGCAACAATTTGGTCTACATCTTCCGTGGACCGAACGAAACCCCATTGTACTGGAACGGGGATTGGTCCGCCAAATTTGAGTTGGCCCCTACCCCTACGCCGGCTTCAGGGTTTCAGGTCATCCCCAATAGCGACCAAGCGACCTACTACCAGAACCGACTCTGGGTCAAAAAGGGCAAAGACGAGATCCTCGCCTCCGATGTGTTGGATTTCAATACCTACGAGACGATCACCAACAGTTTCAACCTGAACACGGGGTCGTCGGATTACATCGTCGCTACGTTCCCATTCGGCGACAAGACCCTGTTGGTCTTTAAGAACAAGAGCATCATTGCTTTGACCAACGTGGACGGGTCGTTGGCGGACGTAACCGCCACCGAGGTTACCCGTCAGGTTGGTCTCGTCGGCATTCGTGCGGTTACCTCAGTTGGTCCGGACATGGCGTACGTCTCGTACAAGAATGTCAACCTGATCACTCTAACGGCCACCAACAATTCGGTCCAACACAAGACCCTCCCCCTTTCTTTCAAGATCAAGAAGATCATGGACCGGGTCAACTGGGATTACGCCTACAAGATCTCCTTGGGATACTCGGACAACAAGCTTTACGTTGCCCTACCGCTGGATAACTCCATGTTCTGCAACGCTGTCGCAGTGTACAACTTTGTCACTGGGCAATGGTACGGCGAATGGAACTTTGCCGACGAGATGAACATGTGCATTCAGGATTTTCAAGTGATTGATTATCTTGGCCTACAAAAGATACATGCCGTGACGGAAGATGGGAGAATTTTTGCCTGTGAAACAGGGGGGTATGATATACATAACTTATTTGTTCACGGCTACACCTCTGAAGGGTATGATAGTATGATCGGAGTGGATATAGAAACCAAATTGGTAACCCGAGCCTATGATACTTCCGGCCTTAATCATTATCAGCGACGGATGATCTTGGACTTGGCTACTTCGCGGCCTAGCTTTTCCGTGGTGTCCTACACAGAAGGAGCATCTGAAAATAGTACCATTGTCTCCAACCAGACGTACAGCCGTTCCGAATCATGGAAGTTCAACGACTCGACTTATGACATGACCAACGCCAACGATGATTACAATCGGGCGTATCGGAAGGACTATTCAGCTATTGCGGGTCAGTATACAGGGGTTATACCCAAAACTGGATTTTTACCTGAGATGCTCCAAGAGTATCGGCTCCCGTTGATGACTACACGTCAAGGGCGTTTGTCTTGGCTTGAGATCACCAATACTCAGGGGGTTATAAACATCATGTCCGCCGGATTTGAGGCTCGCCCCGGTCAGCGGTCCAACCTAGTTCAAGTATAATACCATGCCTATTGTATCAATTGGGTATAGTTTTAACGCCAACGACCCGATAACCGCTGCCAAACTTAATGAGTTAGGCCGCCCGATAGTCACGCTCGCAAATGGCGAAGTCGGAACCAATCAGCTCGCCAACAACATCACCGTCAGCGGTCTGACCATCGCGGCCGGAACTCCGCTGAATGGCTCGTACAACACGGAGACCTTCGCCACCTCCGTGTCGCTGGTGTTCTCTACGGCCAAGGCGAACACCCGCCGCCTCACCTGCTCCAGTTCCACCGCCTCCACCATCAGCACCACGGCGGTGCCCACCGCTGGTCATATGTGTACCTTGAGCCTCCTTACGGATGCGACGGGCGGGAACGTGATCACGTTCGGCACCGGATTCAAGGCCACGGGCACGTACACCTTGACGGGCGCGAGCAAGTACTTCCAGATCGGATTCGTATCCGATGGCACCAACCTCTGCGAACTCTTCCGATCCGGCGCT